TGTGATACGTCACACCTTATGCGATTGTGTCTTGATGCCGGAAATTCGTAAGCATATCATTTACGATAACTGCGCATCGTTAAAGGACCGTGGAATCGGTCTACAGCGGAAACGCTTTGAAATTCACCTGCACAAATACTATGAGTCCTACGGCAATGACGGTTATATTTTGTTCGGAGATTTCAGTAAATTCTACGACAATATTATCCACGAAATTGCAAAAGAGGACCTGGCGGGGTTAGTGAATCACGACCCTTTTGTCGAATGGCTCCTTGACATTATATTCGCAGGCTTTGAAATCGATGTCTCCTATATGGACGACGCCGAGTTCGAATGCTGCATGGGAGCTGTCTTCAATAAACTGGCCTATCGTGAAGTTCCGAAAGAACTGCTGACCGGCGAGAGATTCATGCCTAAGTCCGTCAACATGGGCGACCAGATTTCGCAGGCGGTAGGTGTCTACTACCCGAACCGAATCGATAGCTATGTAAAGACGGTCTGCGGTGTAAAGTTCTACGGGCGCTACTGCGACGACTTCTATGTTATGTCTCCGTCCAAAGAGTATCTTGAGTTCCTATTAAAGGCTATAACGGCCATTGCGGAAGAACGAGGGATACACATGAACGGGAAGAAAACAAGAATTGTGAAAATCAGCAGCACATACAAGTATTTGCAGATGAAGTATTCCCTGACGAGAGACGGCAGAGTAATCAAACGAATCAACCCAAAGCGCGTAACAACTATGCGCAGAAAGCTCAAGAAACTTGCGGTTAAGGTTGAGCAGGGCAAAATGCCATACGAGAATGTAGAGAATATGTTCAAGGGTTGGATGGGCAATTACTACAAATGTCTGTCTCGTCAGCAGCGAGAGGGTATCGTTGGATTATATGAGACATTATTCCATAAGAAGGTCCATGTGAAAAACAAAAAGCTCATCATCATGAGTGTATGATTCGGAGGTGAATTAAAATGGAACCATGGATTCACACGCTTGTGACGGTAGTGGTCACTGCGCTGGCCTCCGGTGGGTTCTGGAGTTTCCTGCAATACAGGAGCGAACGTACCAATAACTGGAATAAGCTTACGCTCGGCCTGGCACATGACCGCATCGTCTCTCTTGCGGAAAAGTACGTGGCCCGAGGGTGTATCACCCGTGACGAGTACGAGAACCTGCATGATTATCTGTACCTGCCATATCATGCCTGTCACGGCAACGGGACGGGGGATAAGGCGATGAAACAGGTAGATGCACTTCCGATGCGTGAATATCCTATTGATAAATAGGAAGGAGTAGTGTAAAATGAGTAACAAGACATATGATATTCTGAAGTGGGTAGCACAGTATCTACTGCCCGCCCTGGCTACGCTGTATTTCGCAGTTGCCAAGATTTGGGGCCTGCCCTACGGTGAGGAAATCGTCGGCACCATTACGGCTGTCGATACTTTCCTTGGGGTTCTGCTGGGCATCAGTACGGCGAACTACAACAAGCAGAACGGTGCAGATAATAGTCAGTAAATGTAGGCAGTTCGTACTTTATTCCTACATTTTCGAAATTATTTGACGATGGTACGTTGTCACTTTGTTACAGTATATAATAAAACCAGCAGAACGTAAAGATGGGATGTGAAAAAATGGCAGACGAAAATCTCCACGCGAAACACCGCGCCCGCATGCAGGAGCGCGTCGAGCGAGACGGACTGGACAGCCTGGCCGAACACGAGGCACTGGAATATCTGCTGTTTCTCTCCATCCCGCGGGCAGACACAAACGCGCTGGCGCACAGGCTCATTCAGCACTTCGGCGATTTCTGCAAGGTGCTGGAGGCCGAGCCCGAGGAGCTGATGCAGGTCGAGGGCGTCGGCCCCAAAAGTGCGCGGCTGATTTCTACCGTCATGGCGTGCAGCCGCTATTATGAGCTGAAAAAGCGCAAGACCCGCCTGTCGCTGAACTCGGCAGAGACGGCCATCGCCTACGTAAAGCCGCTGTTCCGCGGTGTGCAGAATGAGCAGCTCTACCTGATTTTATTGGACGACGCCTGCCGCCCAGTGCAGGACCTGCGCATTGCCGAGGGCGTTCCCAACCGCGTGGCCGTGGACACCCGCAAGCTGCTGCGCGCCGTGGCCCGCACCAACTCGACCTGCGGCATTCTGGCACACAACCATCCCACTGGGCTGGCCATTCCGTCCGAGGCGGACCGCCTGACGACCTACCATATTATGGAGGTCACCGGCCAACTCGGCTTTACGATCATGGATCATATCATCATAGCGGGGGAGGATGGCTGTTCGATGCTGAACCGCGGCAGTCTGCCGGAATACCGCGTAAACAGCGGCGTGCTGCAGGCCGCCAGCCGCTGAACGCCGCCCATGCGCCTTGCCGTGTCCCGGCAGGGCGCATTTTTCTGCGGTTTGGGTACAAAATATCGGCAAACCTATTTACATTAAAAATTTGTCGTGCTATAATCATTATACAACTAATCGTTGTACACGAAAGGAACGACTATGGACGAAGTCTTTCACTTAAAGGCACCGTTTCAACCCACCGGCGACCAGCCGCAGGCGATAGAAGCGCTGATGCAGGGCATTCATGCGGGTGACGACGCCCAGACGCTGCTGGGCGTCACCGGCTCCGGCAAGACGTTTACGATGGCGAACATCATCGCCCGGTGCAATCGCCCGACGCTGATTTTGGAGCCGAATAAGACGCTGGCCAGTCAGATCTGTACCGAGATGCGCGGCTTTTTCCCCGATGATGCGGTAGAATATTTCGTCTCCTACTACGACTACTACCAGCCCGAGGCGTATATCCCGTCCACAGACACCTATATTGAGAAGGACAGTGCCATCAACGACGAGATTGACCGTCTGCGCCACTCGGCCACGGCGGCGCTGTCAGAGCGGCGCAACGTCATCATTGTGGCGTCGGTGTCCTGCATCTACTCGCTGGGCGACCCCATCGACTACCGCAGCATGGTCATCAGCCTGCGCCCCGGTATGCAGATGGAGCGCGACGAGCTTTGCAGCCGCCTGGTCAAGCTGCAATATGAGCGCAACGACATGAACTTCATCCGCAACAAGTTCCGCGTAAAAGGGGATACGGTGGACATCCACCTGGCCTACAACGACGAATTTGCGATTCGGGTCGAGTTCTTCGGCGACGAGATTGACCGCATTGTGGAGTTTGACCCGCTGACCGGCGAGCACAAGAACGTGGTGCGTCATGTTGCCATCTTCCCGGCCAGCCACTATATCGTCGGCCCCGAAAAGATGCAGGAGGGCCTGAAAAAGATTCAGGCCGAGATGGAGGAGCAGGTCAAAAAATTCACCGAGGAGGGCAAGCTCTTGGAGGCCCAGCGCATCCAGCAGCGCACCAACTACGACATGGAGATGCTGCAGGAGGTCGGCATGTGCAAGGGCATCGAGAACTACTCCGCTGTCCTGTCAGGCCGTGCGCCCGGCTCCACGCCCACAACGCTGCTGGATTATTTCCCGGATGATTTCCTGCTGATGGTCGACGAGAGCCACGTCATGCTGCCGCAGGTGCGCGGTATGTTCGGCGGCGACTACAGCCGCAAGAAAACGCTGGTCGAATACGGCTTCCGTCTGCCGTCGGCGTTTGACAACCGCCCGTTGAAATTTGAAGAATTTGAAGCCAAAATCCATCAGAAGATTTTTGTTTCTGCAACCCCCGGTGAATATGAACGCCAGCATTCCAGCCGCGTGGCGGAGCAGGTCATCCGCCCCACCGGCCTGCTGGACCCGCTTATCATGGTGCGCCCGGTGGAGGGCCAGATCGAGGACCTGCTGGGCGAGATCCGCACCCGCATTGACCGTGGCGAGCGCGCACTCGTCACAACGCTTACCGTCAAGATGGCCGAGGATCTGACGGATTATCTGGAGGAACACGGCGTCAAGACGAAGTATATGCACCACGAGGTCGACACGTTTGAGCGCATGGAGATCATCAAGGACCTGCGCGTCGGCGCAATTGATGTTATTGTTGGCATCAACCTGCTGCGCGAGGGTCTGGACCTGCCGGAGGTATCGCTGATTGCGATTCTGGATGCCGATAAGGAAGGCTTCCTGCGCAGCGAGACAAGCCTGATTCAGACGATCGGCCGCGCGGCCCGCAACGCCAACGGCGTTGTGCTCATGTACGCAGATGAGGTCACGCCCAGCATGGAGCGCGCCATCATGGAGACCGAGCGCCGCCGCACCATTCAGGATGCCTACAATAAAGAACACGGCATCACGCCCAAAACCATCGTCAAGGCCATCGGCGACGGGCTCGAAATCAGCATGAGCGAGGAAAACAAGCGGATGCGCCAGCACCGCATGAGCCGCGCCGAGCGCCAGCAGACAATTGAACGCCTGACCAAGGAGATGAAGGAGGCCGCGCGGCTGCTGCAATTTGAGCTGGCCGCGCAGCTGCGCGACGAAATTCAGCGGCTGGAACGCGGAGAAGATCCCACCGCCGCCGACACCAGTGAACGCAAGGCCGCTGCCAAAACACGCAAGGGCAGGAGGAAATATAAAAATTGAGTACAACACCCGAAAAAAAGCCTACAAAGCGCAGCTCCAAAATCAAAATCGACCCGAACAACCGCATTGTCATCAAGGGTGCGCGTGAGCATAACCTGAAAAACGTCGATTTGGAGCTGCCCAGAGATAAGCTGATCGTCATGACCGGCCTGTCCGGCTCCGGCAAGTCGAGCCTGGCGTTTGACACGATCTACGCTG